TCCAGTAAGGCTCGTCCTGGGTGCCGTAGTTTTCGAGATATTGGGTGGTGATCAAGATTTTCATAAATGCTCCTTTTTATTTTTGGGTTCGTTCACGCACATCGGTATTCAAGTTTGGTCGCAGTTCGCGGATTAAGGCACGCTCTACTGAATGTGCCTCGCTCTTGCCACGAACCACGGCCACGATCGAGTATGCAAAAGCACCGGGACCACGATCACGCAGGGCCTCGTAGAGTGCCCAGGACCGGTCTTCTGAGCGGCTACGATACAGATGCTTGTTCATACGCACCCGCACTGACTTCTGCACAGTGCTTTCTGTCTTGGCAGTGACACCAATGTAGAAGTCTGTGCCCGACACGATCTTGTAAACAATGTGGGTACGGTCTGAGCGTTTTTTGCGGGGTGCTTTTTTACTGTCCATACACACATTATAGCAAAACACGATTTTTTGGTCAAGTACAAAAAACTAAAGGTAAGTGAGCGCTAACCTAGCAAAAATACAGTGGTTAGCACACACTTACCTGGGCTAGATCAAGTGATTCGTCGGCCCATCTAGCAGGACCGCAGAAAGTGGGCGAGTAGGAAACATCCACAAACACCGGGCTACTCGGGACTCGAAAGTCTTGACCCTTCAACATCACTCACGCTGGTTCAATGACCCCGGTGCGCAATTGTTACCATTAGTATAGCAAAATGGTATTTTTTGGTCAACCGCTAACTGCGGGCAAGACTTTCTAGGTATCGGCTCATGTTGCCGTGTAGCAAGGCCATTACTGCTTCGCGACTGCCAAAAAGATGAATGCGATCTCGCTCGATAAAATAAGGAGTGGTCAACTTGCGATCTAGGTCAAGGATAAACTGTTTGTTGATTTCTTTTTTATCCAGGTTGATGCTGTAACTTTCCAACTCTAGATCTCGTTTGAGCACTTTCCAACCTTCTTGTGTGAGTCTCAGTCCACCTGTGGCACGCACATTGCACCACCATAGCAACCGTGCCTGCTTGAGATTGTAACTGGGTTCTGGAATTTTTTCGTACAGCGTTTGAGTCAGTAGATCTTTATTTTTCATCTCTGAAGATGGGATCACCTGAATTCATCAGCACCACTGTGAACTTATCGGTATGGAATTGTTGGTTCAGTTTTTTGGCCAAATTGATGGCATGACCAGAATTGGGAAAACTAGTTTTGCGATATCTAGGACCCACATCGTTGGTGAGACTATGGCTGCTTTTGAGACTGATGGGCCGGCCATCATAGAACACAGCCCAGATACCTTCGCTGCTGAGTACCTGATCGCATTTGTAAGTAGCCTTGCTGGTCTGCTCTAACAAGATTTTGGGTTTGGGCCTGCTCATAAGTTTATTTAGTCAGATAAACCGTGCGGTTTACTCTTTGCTATTTTTTAAAACCACCACCAGATATGGCTGTGGGAAATTCCACAGCAGTGACCACAGGCAATGTCTGTTGGCTGTCTAACAACAGTTTGGTGATGTCCGAAGCAAGATTTTGTACTTCTTGTGCAGTAAACACCACGGGCCTTCCGGTGGTCATGTCAGTGCTGCGCACACGATCCATGAATCTGCGTATGTGAAGATATCGTGTGTCCTCAGCCACAGACAGACTCGGCTTGTTGCTGGCTATGGAATGGTCCGAGATATTCGTAACGCTGTATCAAGATTGTTTTAGGATTGTGTATGACTTCAAAGTCTGCAGTCTGTCTCACAGCATACCAACCAGCGGCATACCACGAGCGGCTTTTGTCTGTTTTGGTAAAGATTGGCAGTGATCGTTTGACGTCCCATACAGGATTATATGCTCGGCAGCCAACATCGTAACCATAGACTTCACGTACATTTTTCTTGACCCGGGCTGGTTTGATCTTGTCTGCAAATTGGAAAGGAATGCTTTTTCTAATGCTGGCTATGTTCTTGTGTATGGTATAGGTATTGTCAAACAACACACGATACTGTCCATCGTTTTCTTGTTCGATGTTACCACGCTTGCCCGACTCGTCGGTCAAGATCCAAAACTTTTTATCAATGATGGGTTTGGCTATTAAGTTAGTCACGCTGTCTCCTTTGCTTGATACATTTCTTCTTGTGATTTCCTAAAGTTCTTTTCTGCTATTTCATAATGATCATCGCATAACACACGCAACCATCCTATGTTTTCTCGTTTATGTCCTGGCGCACCGCAGGTTTCGCAGGTATGTCTGCAGAGCCTTTCTGCCAGGTTAACCACAGGATACAAATCGTCGTGTAAATAATCTACATAATATCTTAGGTCTCCAAACTTTTCTTTGACCTGAACCAAGTGTGGATATGCATAAGTCTCGGGCACGGGTTCATACTCGGCATCCAATAAAGATTGTAGGATTTTTCTTTCGATCATTTCCGTGCCGGGCCGTATTCGATTGTAATAGATACGCGTAAAATAATATTCCAAACCACGTGTGTCTCCAGCCAGGCCACGAGCCAGTGCGCGATTGAATCGCAGAACATTGGCACGCTTGAGCCGGCGTTCTCCAACTGCGGAATAAATCTCAGCAGTGGTCTGATCAATGATAGTGTTCCACCCAGGGCCAGTCTCCAAACCAAATCCCAGTGAAATCATCTTAGGATACCGAGATTGCATGATGATGCCTACAGCAGCATGATTCATGTCAACCATTGAGCACTCCACTATAAGTTTCGTTGAGCCAACGGCTGTACTGTTCGGCCTGTTCAGAGATCTTGACCAGTTCATACTTGCCGCAGAACTTCATAAAGTGTATGCCTACCTGTCCCACATCTTTGTGGCTGCGCTGTTCGACGATGGCAGAATCTACAGCATCTCTGATGTTGGCAGGTTGTGCTGCAAGATCAACCAGGGTGCAGTTGCGTTCATAGTCATCTAGCACGCGATGTTCCTGTCCATTGTGATCCGTCCAGCGTTGTAGCATAAGGTTGTTCCAGTTGAAACCTTTTTTGTCCCTATCGGCAAATGCTTCTAACAATCCTACTTTGTTTTTTGTGCCTTTGGTACGCACACCAGGATAGGCACTAAAGATGTTGTCGGTGGGATCACCGCGCATACACTTTTCAAACAACAACCATTGAGGATCAGGAGGCAATTTGGCCGCTCGGGTCTTTTTGTCTATCACAGGTTTCATTTTTGAATCAAATATCCCCTCTAGTGTAATGACCTCGTCCGTGATACCATTGTATTGACGAACATTGGCTGCCACTAACTGTACGAAATCAGTGTCTGAGGAGACTATGGTATGCTGGTCTGTGGGGTGTAGCGCAATCCACCGGGCGATGATATCATCCGCTTCCGCTTCAGGATGCCTAATTACAGAGCAGTTAGTCTTGGCTGCTATGTATTTAGTGAATTCATCATAGGTGTCCCAAAAAAGGCGATCTTGCTCGGCTTCGGCTTCGGTCAGGGCCGCGCGAGCCACTGCACGGTTCTTTTTGTAGGGTTCGTAGAAGTCCTTGCGCCACGAGCGCCCCTCCAGGGCAAACACCACGTGATCTGCGCCAAACTGACGTACACACTTGTTGATGCTGGCTAGGGTAACGTGCAGGGCATAACCCAGTCGCTGCCAGTCATCGGCAGCACGGTGTGCCGCATGGCGAGCGCGGAAAAAAGTATTGGCCGTGTCTACGATTAGATAGTTCATACCCACAGTATAAACTGTGCGGTTAATTCTGTCAAGCAGTTTTGGTCAACGATATTCCCGTTTGCCGTCTGTCATTTTTGTATTTTGGACAAAACGGTTGGGATTGCGGTTTTCTGGATCGGCCTGCTCTTGTTCAAAGGTTTCCAATACCACATTACGACAAACACTGGTAAACCATTGATCCACTAGATCAGCATCGGATTTGCCTTGATACCCAAATCTCTGCAGTTGCAAGATAAACTTGTCATTCCAATCCAATTCAAAACTGCCAGCAGATAGATTATCAGGATCCACATCCATAGAAAGCACAGACACATAAGGCTCACCTTTTTCTGTGGCGATATCTTTGGCAGATTTTTTTGAAACCTTGGCAGGTTTTTCTGCGGCTGCGGGTGCAGGAGACTTTTTCTTAAAACGATCAAATAAGCCCATGTTCATTCCTCTTCGGTATTATTACTAAGGTACTCTTGTGCTAACAACTGATGCGAGACCCATTGAGCACGCACATTTTTAATTATTTTTAATTCTCTGGGTGTGAGATTAAAATGCAGCACAGTAATATCCAAACACTCGATTCTTCGTTGGACAACACCAGCATCGCCGGGCTGATAAAAATCGCTGGGCATGTTGTCATTTTCGAGAATCACTAGGTGCCCCACTCATTTTTAAACAATGGTACCTGCAGTCTATCACTGTAGCGCAGTCCATGTTGCATGGCCAATTCTGCCACGCGACGATTGTTGAGACTGTACACACTCTCTACGCCGCCCACCGGCATGAGATAAACATCTCCGGTGAATCCTTCCCTGCGATAGATTTCCAGTACTTCCAGGGCTTCTTCGGCATCTTGTTCCGCGGCTATGACAAATTTAAGATAGGTATGCCCTACTTCTTGATACTGCATGACCACATCTGGTCGTATGGCATCTTCACGCGACTCGCCGGAACACGAAAGTTTGGCGCTCACACTGAAAGTCAGCGCATTGGGTCCTCTACGACCAAATGTGGGATTCAGAGTCCAGTTCAGTAAAAAATGTCTAAACTCGGGATACAGCAGTTGGGTGCCATTGGTTTCGAACGTGATTTCTTTCAACCTCAGCATTTCGGGTCTGTTCAATAACACAGGATAGATCTGTTGCCAGGCCAGCAAAGGTTCTCCGCCGGTGATCACCAAGTGTTCATCGCGCCACTGTCGATAAGGTAGCATGGCCATGATGTCTGTGACGATTTCTTCGGGTGAACGATAAGGACTGAGATCCTTGAACTCAGGATAGATGGCAGCATAGGTATCGCAGCCGGTGGAAACCAAGGGCAATTCGTTATAACTCTTGAATTCGGATATGCGAGTCATCACAGCAGCCACTTCAGGGTTTGCACCTTCTATCTTTTCATCCCTGGGCCTGCCAAACTTCTTGCAACGAAAGTTACAACCAAATGTGCGCATAAACACTGAGGGCACACCCATGTATCTACCTTCGCCTTGCACGCTATAAAACAGTTCTGCTATTTTAATCTTTTCCATCTGCTTCCTTTTTGTTTAAGGTCACACGACCTTGATCGTCAATGTGCCAGGTCAGTGTGTCTCCAATCTGCAATTCAGCAGCATCCAACAAGTCTTGTGGCAATGTTATTACCAAGTCTCCTTCGAGTTCTTCTACAGGCAGTTTCCAGTGTGTCATTGAAGATTTATCCAAATTGCGCCAGCAAAGCCAGCCATATACAGCACTGCTATGATAGTATAACGAATCTGTCGCTTTGTCAACTTTTGATCCACCATTCTTCCCAAGGAAATACGATCCAGCGCGGATCGCGGCTTTTGTCAATCTTCATGCCTGCATAATCTATGTTTTTGAATTCACTGCTTTGGTTATCGACCAACACAGCAAATTTCACATTGTGATTCCAAACTTCTGACCATACCGGATCCGTGGGCATACAATTTGCTTGCCAATCATTTCGGATCCACTGCATGGTAGCACCCGAATCGTTGATATCGTCCACTATCAAGATGTTTTTGCGATGATG